CCATACGCAATCTGGCGACCTTGCTGATGCCCAGCGAAGCAAGACATGTGTTTCTTTGTGAGAATAGCATTGGCAGTTGTGATAGGACGACCCATAGGGCCAGAGGTAAAGTAATGACTATAAGCAACACCATCAATAACAACAACGTCAAGGAATGGATATACTTCCCAGTCTTGGTACGGTAAATCGTCAATTGACATCAGCCCTTCTAGTTTACTATCCTCATTGATAGCACGATTGATTCTGTTTTCGTGGTTGCCTAGAGTGAGAACCATTCTAGGTTTGTATTGCTTGTGTTTGTTTTTCTTTGCAGTCTTGTTGTATCTAAAGAGTGGTTCTAGCAACGCATCCATAGCGTCTCTAGCTGCAAATAAATCCTTGGTGTACCTCTTACCCTCAAATGATTTTAAACCTTTGTCATACGTCGACAACGATTCCATGTCTGCGAAATCGCCTATGCAAATTATTGTGTCGGGCTGTTTTTCTACAATAAAATTTCCAAGGCATTTAAGGAAAGTGAAATCATTACCATCCTTTGCTTGAACATCTGGTATGACTAAGTGTACTGGCATTTATTTACCACGAAACATTGCTGCTTCATCCTTGCGTCTGTTGTCAAGACCTCTTAATACTTTACCACCAGCTTTATTATACTTGAGTAAACTTTCAATAGCCGCAACTTTATCCCCACGCAAAAGCGCTTGACGGAAGGTTGAGCGCTGTAGTGTACCAAGACCCAAGTTAAAGCTAAAGCTGACAGCACAATCAAATTCACCCTGTGTAAGTTTGACAGGTATAAATCGGGCAACCCCACGCTCAAATCTTTCGACATCTTTAGCCAGTAGTGCGTCAACTTCTTCCTTGCTCCATGTTCGGTTATCCTCTGGACGTAAAGGCCATGCCTTACGCCTTGCCATTCCTTCTGGGGTAGAAGGTATCTTACCTTGCTCTGGATATAATACATGACCCACACCAATCGTGTACAGTTTTGCAGGACACAGGTATGGTTTATATCTTACACCTTCATGGTGCTTTAACATCTCTAATAATTGTTTACTTACCTTCACGATGTTTTTCCCATTGGCGTGAACCAAAGTAGAAACCAATAATGCTAGATACAATTGCCATCTCGTCATCACTGAAACAGTTATTCATAGCAACAGTAAAGTCAACGCCAGTATAGATTGCCCAGCCTAAACCTACAAGGTCTACAGCAACAAGTAATCCAACAAAAGTAAATGCAATATATGGACGTACTCTAGCGTTCAAGTCTACAGTAGATTGAGATGCCTTGTCCATTAGCTTCATGTCGTGTGCATACAATGCCTCACGCTCTTGAGTGTATGTCTCAGCTAGTGTTGATTCATATTCAATCGCAGCAATCTTCTCTTGTGATTGCAAGCCAGCAGTAGCCATAGCAAGCTCACGTTCACTTTGCATTTTAGCCATTGCCATCTCATGCTTCTGGTCTCCCTTCTGTTGGAAGTAACCTAAGATAGATGGTAGTGCTGATGAGCCGATACCTAATAGACCTGATAGTATTGATAACATGTTAGTTTCCTAGTGGGTTAGTTGATGCTTTCTGCAACGCTTTCATGCGAGCTTCTAAGCCTTCTTTAGTTGACTTAATTTCTTCTCTGATGCTAGACAATGCAGCATTAACTTCTCTGCCTGTACCATTAGCAGATGCCTTGGCTTCCATTGCTTCACCTTTAGCTGTAGATGCTTTCTCTGACACAGCAACTAACTGATTAGATGATGCGACCATGCTGTCTTTAACATTGTTGACAGATGATTCCATGCCAGATAGTTGTATCTTTAAACGACCAATCTCATTGCGTAACTCTGTGTCATCATAAGGCTTGGCTTCTTCAATGGCCTCAGTCGCAGCTATAACACGGTTGTATGTCGTTATGCCAACGTAGATTGCCCCAGAGCCTGTCGTTACGATTCCTAAAAGAATCGCCCACATCGTTGTCGGTGAGAAGTTGAAGTAAGAAACTTTGGTTTCCTCTGATTCCATCTGGTAGCTCCTGTGTGTAGTCTAATGCTATTGCTAATGTTTGCTCTTGCTTTATTGCTGGAGCATTTAAAATCTCTAGGCTCATCACAAGCCCAAAGCCTGGTACTAACTGTTTACCTTTCGGTACTTCTATCTTGTTGCCTTCTGTCTTTGTTTCCTTCTGCTCAGAAGTGCTGGCTGATGATTCCACCTTGGCTTCTGCCTTCGTCTCCACCTTCGCCTCTACCTTTGTCTCCACCTTGACTTCCACTGGGGATAAAGGATGGCTCGGAGTATTCATCACCTCTGTCTGCATCTGCACACTCTCCGTCGGGGCAGTTACAGATTCTTGTTGCGTGACAGGAGCAGATGTGGGCATCTCTATCGCCGATGTCGGACTGACAGGACTTGTCACATTCTGCACGTTCGTTAGCTCTTGCTTGCATGAGCTGCTTGTCTCTACCCATGGCCCAAAAATGGGTTCCCCGTACGGGTCTGGACAAGTTGAACTTTGCTGGAGCATGACTGTTCCAGTGTAACCATCTTGACACGCTACTTGCTTTTCTTGAGTAGAGACTTGGCATGTTGGAGGGTCTGGCGAACAGTTGTCAGAAGTTGTAACCCAAGGCCCCATAGTTTCATCAGGGCAGGAGTTACTGCGGCTTTGATTGATAGCACCAGAGTAATGCACTGGGCAAGCAAGGCTTTGATTTTCAACGAGCTGCTGACACACAGGTTCAGGAGTTCCACAGATTGGGTCTTGAGGACGGTAAGGACACCAAGCAATTGCGAGAGCTTCTTCGTTAGATATGTCGTAGCATTGGAGATTAGTAACCCAGCCTTCTGGGCTAGGCGTGTAAGTACAGTACCAAGCATGTGCATTATTCGCTCCTATCAGTAACCAAAGGTAAAGTAAATGTCGGGCCATATAGTTCAATGAACCACTCAGGGTGTAACTCATACCATGCTCTCCTTGCTGCATTACCAATAGCGCCACCTATCGGACAAGGTGAACCTGACATCTCCATCGCCATCCAGTTTTCACGGGTAGCTTGACAAGCTAAAGATACTGCTGCTACTTTCAATCCACTATCGTGAAAGAACTTAGCCCACTTTAACTTGACACAGTTCTGGTCTGTAATCATGGTGCCACCAGCGACAGAAAATACACCGCCATTAACTGCGCCACTAACACCAATACCACAAACGTCTTGAGAGAAAGCTGACATCGAAGGAGCCATTGCACTAGGGACTGGTTGCCCCTTATAGTTAATGGTCGTGCTGTCAGCATGTGCATAACTTTGAGTAAGTAAGAATACAATGACAAAGCCAGCAACCCCTAATAGGATTTGCTCTAAACGTTTAAGCCTAGCATTGATAGTCTCATACCTAAAGGCACAAACTTCTTCATGCGTATTAAGTCTAGCTTCAACGTCGTGTGCGTCTTTAGATTGTGCAAGCTGCATTACTACTCCTCCGCTGGTTCTGGTGTATTGCCTTCGTCAAGCCATGCTAGATATTCTTGATAATCTGTGTTAGCTGGGTCAAATGGAATACAAGCACCATCTGATATGCGTTTTATGCAATTTTCATTTACAGTAAGTTTGTACATTGTTTATAGCTCCGCACTAAATTCCATAGAAGCACCAGAAGTTCCCTCAAGTAAAACTGGTCTTTCAGATGCCCATGTTCCAGACTGTCTATTTATTTCTAATCCTGCTGAATTGTTTGACATTGTTGTATAAACAAAAGTAGAGTTTAGTGTAGTGGCAGTGCCATCTCCAGTTTTTGCAATAAATGAACCTAATCCAGTTGCTGTAGGAGTTGCTCTCATTGTTGTTGGCAATGCCATATAAAATTGTGTTGAACCACTACCGTTTCTAGTTTGACCAGAACCGCACCACCCAGTACTAGTAGTTAATTTCCAATAGTAGCGTTGGCATAACTGCAACTCTTGACCATAAGGTCTATAGTCAAATGATGTAGCTGTAGAGCCTTTTTCTAATTGAACGCCTGTGATGTAGAAGGTAGCCCCGCTAGTGCCGACTACAGATGTAGCGCCTGTTGCAGAAGTATAGTTAGCAGTTGCCCATGCTCCAGCAGTTCCACTTAATGTAGAGCCTGTTCCCATGTTGAAATCAATATCAATTCCAACACCGTTTGTTGTAAGCCATGTTCCTGTGGTATCTCCAGCAATAGTTATGGATTTTTGTTCCCATGTATTAGCAGAAGAAATTGTGTAAGTAAATGGGTAGCTTCTACTTTGTGATGAGTTTCTTAATGCTCCACCAAATGTTCCAGTAAGAGAGCTTCTCACCCAAAAGGATAATGTGATTGCTTGAGCATTTGCAGTTCCCCAAGCTAAATCTGTTACATTAAATCCTTCTATTCTTTGACCAATAAAATATGTATCTCCAGAGCCAACAGATGTTGCAGCAGACGAAGTAACTCCAAGATAATTAATAAATCCAACAGGCGGTGTTACTGCGCCTGCGTTTTGTTGAACTGTAAATTTAGAAGTTACTGAACCAAATAAATAATATCTATCTAAACAGTACCCTAATGCAGCAGTTTGAGTAACACTAGCCCCAGCATTACGCTGGTCAATCATCATCGCACCATTAATCAAACGGTTACGCATACCAGGAAGCGATGCAGTATTCTGGGTACTGCCATCATTAAATGTAAGGCCACCAGACCCGTTAAGTGTTACGCTCATGCTTGCTCCTCTGTTGGGATTGATGGAGATACAAACTCTTTACCATTGTATGTCCACTCTGTTGTCACTGAATCAGGGCAGTTAATCCAATATAATGGTTTAGCTACTTCAAATGGTACTGCTTCTACTTGAGCAATACGGTTGTCTTCGTTTGGGCTAATCAATGCTTTCATATTAATACTCCACAATAACTACGCCAGCAGCACCAGATGCGCCAATTCTATTATCCCTAGCACCTCCAGCTCCGCCACCGTATGCTCCACCAGCAGTACCAACCCCAGCACTCATGGGCGCACCACCACCGAAAATTGAAGACCCACCGACACCAGGTATAGCGGAATTCGCGTATGGAGTACCACATCCACCGCGAATGTTTAAATCCCCGCCTGAACCAATTCCACCTAAAGCACTCGCCACAATAGTATTGTCTCCGCCTTTCCCTCCAGCACCACCAGTTGCCGAACAGTAAGCACCAAAACTCGATGTGTTGCCTGCACCACCGTAGCCTGAACCATAGTTACTACCACCACCACCAGTGCCTACTGTTACTGAAACAGTGCTTGCAGGAGTCAGCCCTGAAACTACTTTAATTGCTGCACCCCCACCTGCCCCACCACCGCCAGAGAATGAGCCTGAGTTTGCTCCACCGCCGCCACCACCACCACCAACTACTGTGACTTTAACTTTAGTCACTCCTGCTGGAACGGTGAATGTACCTGATGACGTAAACACTTCCATGTTACTAAAACCACCAGCAAGACCTGTTAAACCTGCACCATCACCTACAAATGATGTAGCAGTAATTGTGCCAGCAGTAGAGATGTTACCACTACCATCTTTCAGTGGTATCTCACCACCAGTGACAGGTACAGTAAGTGTAACGTCAGTAGCAATGCTTGATGCTGGCTCTATGTTGACGCCACCACCACCGCTTGTTAATAATCTAATTCCCATGTTAAGCTCCTAGTGCTTCGATTTTAGCAGTCAACTCTTGTAACTGTGCAAGCAGTTCTGCCTTTGTTGGTTCTGGTGGGGCTACATACTCAGGAACTTCCCATGTCACAGGAGCATCTTCGTGTTCTGTAGTTTCGCCTGTTTGTAAATTAACTTCAATTCTCATGACTATCCTTCATACATAACGTTAATAGAACCTGCATCGAATGTATCTGTACCGTTTACTGTGGTAATGCGTACTCTATCAAGAGTTCCAGATAAATTTATATTTCCACCACCATTTGGACAAGCCCCACCTGAATTTGCATACCCGCTATGAGAACTACACCATAAATTTGATGATACATTTACTATTTGCATATTTCCTATAAATGTATTTCCAGCCGCAGCAATTAAAACAACAAAACCAGTTGTAACATTTACTCCAGCAGTAGCATTTGAAACTGCGCTTGATGCGCCAGAACTTCCACTAGCATATCCTGAAGTTGTTACGGAGCCAGAGCCAATTTGAACTAACAAATTTGATGAGCCACTTAAACTAACTCCACTAAACATCACAGTAATACGCTTAACCCATGAAGGAATACTTGTAAAGTCAATACTTGTACCACTTGTAGAAGCTACAGCAGTACCTTGTGTTAAAGGTTGGCTTAGTTTTGCAGGAGTTACTGCACTAGCTGCAATCTTCCCAGCAGTAATTGCAGAATCTGCAATGTCGTTTGTAGCAATTGTATTGTCAGGCAAACCGCCAGCAGACAATCCAACTATCGTTCCATCACCACTTAAAGTCATCGACATAATTTAATCCTTAAACAATTACCCAAGTTGCGCCACTTGGAATAGTTACAGTAACGCCACTATTAATTGTAATAGGGCCAGCACTTACAGCATTCTTGCCTGTTGTTAGCGTATAGTTAGTAGTAACAGTTTGACCATTCTCTAAGAACACTTCATCTGTACCACCACCAGTAGCACCGCCACCAACAGAACCCCAAGCAGAACCTGTGTAAATCTCAGCCTTGCCTAGTGTTGTATTGAAACGGAAGTAACCAGTTGCTGGGCTACCATCTCGCTCGGCAGTTGTACCATTAGGCACTTTAGCAGAACCAGTTGCTGATGTTTGTGTGACTACCCCTGCTTCTTTAGCTAATGGGAATCCACCTACAGTTGAGCCGTCATGGACAACAACCGTATCTTTCGTAGTATCTACCGTAATCTCACCTTCTGCACCAGTAAATGTACTGTGGGCAGATGTGGTTCCTCTACGGAGTTTTAAGGCTGTTGCCATAATTAAACGCTCCCTAAATCAAGTGTTGTATCTAAGTCAGATGATGTTACCACACTCTTAGTTGCTAGACTACCTAGGCCAAGAGTTGTTCGTTGTGCTGCCGCATCTGCATCATCTAGTAATGCTTTACCAGCAGTCGTAATGTTTGCCGCTAACCAATCTAAATCTGTGTCCCATGCTTGCACGTTAGTGCCAATAGCTAATCCAAGATTAGTTCTGGCTGTGGCAGTATTAGTAAGGTCAGATAAGTTGTTTGCTTTAGCTAGGAATGTGTCACCAGAGGCATAGGCATCTACCCATACAGTACCAGTGTAGACTTTCATTGAGCCACTTACACTGTTAAAGTATAAAGCTCCTGCAATCAATGCGTTACCATCGTTATCTACAGAAGGGTCTGATGTCTTAGCGCCAAGGTATCTGTCGTCAAAGTTATCATACGCTGTAAGTGTTTGGTCTCTTGCTGTCTCTGCTGCTACTTGTGCATTGCCTGCTGCTGTTGCTGCTGTGCTTGCTGTGCCTGCTGATGTAGCTGCCGCTTGAGCATGATACTTAGCAGAGTATTCACCACCAGCTACAGTGCCTGATGTCTTAGTTGCCCAGTCATTAGCTAGTGCTGCTGACGCTGCTGCCGCATCTGCATTTTCTTCTGCATTCTGAATGTCAGCAATGTTGTCTGCAACAGTATTAACGTCTGCAATATTTGTCGCTACAGTATTGACATTAGCAATATTAGTAGCAACCGTTGTAACATCTGCAATGTCATTTGCTACGGTAACAATGTAACCATCTGGTGTTCCAGTTACGCCTGATGCTGGGTCTGAGATACTTCCTAAATCATAGTCAAAACCACTACCACCTAAGTCACTTGCAACAAGCTGAATTTCACCAATGTTATTAGCTACATCATTTACATCTGCAATACTTGCACCAGTAAGATTGACGTTAGCAATGTTTGTCGCTACAGTATTAACGTTTGCAGAGTTTGTAGCTAGAGCAGTTACACTGCCAGCAATACCAGCTACTGTTGTTACGTTAGCACTAACGTCTGCCACTGCATTAACGTCAGCAATGTTATCTGCAACAGTTGCAATGTCTTGCATGTTGTCAGCAATAGTGTTAATTTGAGATAGGTTAGGGCCAGCTACTGGATTACCATAAGTCTCATCAAACACCAACACCTTACCACGACGGTTAAGGTATGATGGCAATGTCATGTCAATGCTAGTAGGGTCTGTTACTGGAGCCTTGATAGAACGCTCTGCTGTCTCAGCTACCTGTTGAAGTAAGATGGTTTGTGAATCCATCTCATCGTTTAAGGTATTAGCAAAGAAGTCACCACCAGTAGTAAAGTCTGTGGTACGCTCAATTGCGCGAGAGCCAACAATAGAGATTTGGTCTGAGCCACTAGCAGCAGATACTAATGTAATAGAACCTGTACCAAGTGTAGAGCTAATGTCAACAGTGTAGTCAGTAGTCAGTGTTAATAACGTGCTATTCTTATATATGTCTAAGTCTGTCTCTACCAACACTTCAAAAGGAAAAGCATAAGGGCCAACGCCAGCAGAGCCTGTGTAGACTATGCGACGAGGTACATTACTAATTGGATAATCTGCCATCTATTTTCCCTTATCTCTGTGGCGGTTGTTCAAATACTGCTGATGCTTCTGGCAATCTTTCTGGCGCTACATCGCCTGGCTCCCACCAGTAGTCTTGACCAGTCTCACGTTTATACTTAGTTTGTATCTCTCTCATCTTTTGAGCCGCCTTTGGGTCAGCCCACTTCTGTATGTTTTCTAGCAACAACCGCTCTAATGCCAAACGCCCATACCACAACGAACTAAAAGGTAGATATTTAGTTCCGAATTTTACAGCTTCTTTTGTAAAATTGGTATCTTTTCCTGCTAATAATTCTTGCACATTCCCAGCAGTTAGTTTAAGAGCATCACCAAACAATTCACCCACTGGGCCAATAAGCGTTTGAGACAAGCTATTACCATGACGGCTTAAATCACTAAACAAGAAGTCACCATAAATACCTAGGCCACCACCTTGTAGCAATGCAGAACCCCAGAAATTTTTATCTTGAATAGTTCTAGGGTCTCTGCCCTTAGACACCTCTTTTAATTGCAATGCAAGAGCGCCCATTAGTGTTGTAGATACTAGCAATGCAGTAGCATAGCCAGCTTTGCTCTTTGTATCTTCTTGCGCCATTGTCCTCATAATATGAGTGTTCATTAGCGTTACTGGGAAGTTCTTGTATAAAGCTACGCTTCGTGCTAACTCACCAATAAATGTACCAGCTTGAGTTTCACCAACAAGGAACGCTCTGCCTCGTACTGATGATGATGGGACGGCAAAGTTAGTTTCAGCATTAATTAGCTCAAGGAACTTAGTTGCCAACAAATCAGCTTGTTCTTTTGTTACGTCTGCAATCTCAGCAATTTCTTCTGGACGTAGAATTTTTGCTCCATCAATCTCATACACTTCTGCTTTTCTGATAACATCCCATGACACATCTAAGCCAGCACGTTTCAATGCGTTTTGTAATGGCTTATCAAGTTCTTTAAATGACTTGCCAACATTATCAGCAAAGGTTCCCATGAACTCCATGCCAAACGCCCACTTGCCAGCTTGTGTCCAAGGAGACAATAAAGATACTCGCATGATGGTATCAGACATACGCTGCACAATTTCTGGCGCAGACATATCTCCAACATACCTAGCTTGACCAGCAGCAAGGCTTACCCAGTTTTCAGCAATCAGCCCAGAACGAACTGCAAGTCTGCCACGTTCTTCTGCTTCCAATGGGTTTAAGTTAGACATAATCTTTTTAAGTAACTTTGATTCATCCATGCCATTAAATGCAGCAGTTACTGATTGATAAGCTACGTCAGTTAATGCAGATGCCGCAGCAGAACCAAGTTGAATAGATGTTAATAACGCTCGAGCGCCAGACATGGTTCTAGCTAATGTTCCATCTACTGGCGCATTAGATGAGCCACTAACCATGCCATACATTGCATCAAATGTTTTTAAATCTTTAATTGCTTTGTCAACAGTAGGTTTTCCTTTTGGATTGTCTAAATCTTTTAATTCAGCATCACGCCTTACAAGTGCTTTGATATTTCTAATTGTTGCATTAGGATTTGGCCCAAGCACTTCAATCATTGAAATATCTTTAGCAATGTTATCTACATAGTTCATCATTGTTACAAATGGATGCGGATTACCAAATCGTTCTTGATAAGCAATCCATGAATCAGCATTCTTAAATACTAAGAACCTATGATTTTTACCTTTGTTATACAATGCTGTTGAATGCTTTGATTCATTCTCTTTTACTTTGCTCCACCCGTCAGACAGAATTGCATCGTATGATGCTTTTAACGCATCTTCAAGTTGCTGTGTTGTAAATGGCAACTTAGTTAATGGGTTCATCATCTTGTTAGTATCTAGCAATGGAGCAATAAATCCTCTCCATTCGTTGTACCCAACTTTTCTTACTTCTAATGGGTCGTGCATCTGAGGCAATCCCCAGCCTTCCATTTTTGGAATAGAACCGCCAGCACGATTAAATCTAGTTCTTGCATACTCAATTGCTTGAGACCAAGAATCATATAATTCTTTTGCTAACTTGTTATCAGTAGCTTCACCAAAGGCTACTTTAATTAAATCTACTGCTGTATCTTTATTGCCAATAACACCAGTTGGGCCTTTGCGTCTAAACGTTGCTAGTACATTATCCATCTTAGAATGAATAATCCCAGTTACGGCTTGACGACGATTCTCTATGCCAGAGTATTTTGCGCCTCTATCAGCTTCAAGTAATTGCTGTGCAGCAACGCCTAAGTCCTCACCATTTTTAAATGAGTATAGGTTGCCAGTTACTTCATTCCAGCTTTTGATTTGCAGTTGACGAACACGCGCCTTTTCTGACACTTGATTCTTTAGAATGTAAACAGTATCTTTAGCAGCCTGTGTTGCTGCCTGTTCTGCGCCAAGAGTTTCTGTGTATTCTTTAACTAAGTCGTCATACAATTTAGCTGCGTCATCAGCCTGCTCTTTAGTAAGAGCGCCAACATCTTTGCCAACTTCAATACAATCACGCAAACTCATGTAAGGCATCCTGTTAATCTATCAATCATCATCTTATCTTGCTCAAGCTCATCAACAATATCTTTAATTGTCATAGCTGATTGTACTGTTTCTTTTGTTATTGGGTCAAACTTATCCACAGGGATAGATTTATTTAAAAACTCATCACCCATAGTTTCAATGTTATCACGCAACTCAGCAAGAAGTATATCAGCTTGCTCTAACTCGCCAGCAGCTCCTGCACCATCAAATGATTTTAAGTCTGGCTCAATTGATTCTTGAACGATAGTAGCATCTGGGATGTCCTCTCCAGTAAGCGCTTTAACAATGTTGCCACTTTCAATTGCTTCAATTGATTCTTCAATCTTAGTGTTATGTTCAAAGTTACCAACGTCATCTGGAATAATGTTTTGAGAATTAATAATCTCATCAACTTGGCTAGACATCTTTACAGCATTGATTGTTGAATCTGCCTCATACGGCACACCAGTCATTTTTGCTTTTGCTTTGTTTAATGATTCAATGCCATCAATCATTTGCTTCTTAGTAAACTGATACGCTGGCACAGCGCCTAAAGTTGCACCAGTTACCACACCAGCACCAACACCAGCCAAGCCAACGTTAGTTAAGAATGTTGTGTAGTCATAAGGCAATTTCAAATCTTTGTACCATTTAGATACTTCTGATTGAATAACCGCTTCTGCTCCAGCATTAAGTGCGGCTTGTCTAAATGATTCTTTTAATACAGACATGCCAACAGTCTCAGATAACAATGCGCCTCTCAACGCACCTTTTGTAAGAGCAATGTCACCAACAGTTACAGCAACGTTGATTGGGTCTGTAATGGCTTCAATAGCATAACCAGAAAACTCACCAAGCATACCGCCAACAGTTTGTCTGCCAGCAACATCTTCTTGTGATTCTTGAGCTTTGATTACATCTTTTTGAGATTCAGCATATATCTTTTCTAAACTTAAATCTTTGTACTCTGGAAACAAATCTCTATTTTTACCAATAAAATCAAATACTTCTTTAGAATGTTGTTCAATGCGTTTATCTGGCGTTTGAATTTCTGACCATTTAGAACGCTTTGTTGCTGGATTTTCTAAGTTAGCATTTGTCCTAGAATTGATGGTCTCAATAATTGGTTGCCATTGTTTCTCAAGTTGCTTTTCTCTTGATGTCCACTTGTCTTTTATTTTAAATAGTTTACTTGCTTGTTGAAAGTTCTCAACAAACCCAGTTTCAGCACCACCAGATACTGGCGCTCCAGCAGGAAGTGACGCTACATTTTCTTCATCAAATACAAATGTCATTGTCTGCTCTTAACTATGTTAGCTAGTTTTCTATAGTTGATTTTTACTGGCGCACCATCTTTAGTGTAGAACTGCTGCGGATTAGATACGCCTCTATATTCACCATAATACAAGAATGATTCATCTGTGTTAATTGGTGCTGGCATTGCATCACGCAAACGTTCTACTGAATATGGTCTACCTTTAGCATCAGTCAGTGTGCCATTTGAAGCAGCTTGAAAATCTTTATATGTTGCTTTACCAATAAGTTCTTCAAATTCATCTTGTGCAATGTTGTTTGGAATTGGTAGCTTCATACCTTTATAATCAATAATGCCGCCAGCAACTTTTTCTTTTGCGCCACCGTACCATGTTTTATCTTTAAACTTAACTGCCCCAGCAGCTTCTTGGAATGCTTGAGAATACATTTCATCGCTAAATTGTGTAATCCCCATTGTAATTGCACGTTGAGTATAGATTGCATCAGCAACAGTAACAATGTTATTTCTTGTTTGCGGTGCATTGTAGTACGCTCCGCCAAGTCTATCAGCAATGGATTGTCTTTTAGCAGCAGCATCACCACCAACTTCAAATGCCTTGTTACCAGCTTGTCTTTGTTTAATACCGTTTAGCGCATCTTTTACTGTAAGCTGAGAAGCTCCAGTCATTACCAAGCCACCAATGTGAGCATACTCTGGAGAGAACTTTGAAATCTCAGACATTGCTTTTGGTGCATCTTTACCAAAGCTGTTAGTAATCTTAGCAATCATACCTAGCTGTTGATTTACGTCAGCAGTTTGCAAGTATGTAGCTAATGAGCCAGCTTCATCATTAGTAAAGAATTGAGGTTTAATGCCTTGCTGTTCTGCATAGATTTTAGCTTTAGATGCTCTATCACTTACTTGCATCTTAAAGTCTTTATCATCAGCAGCAAAGTTTAATGTATTAACTGGAATGCCAGACTTATTCATCATGGCAACAGGGTCTTTTTTCAATCCATCTTCAAACGCAGCAGTAAACTGACGAATATGATTCAATCGTTCAGCTTGCATTAGCGTTGCGCCATTGGCTGTGTCCTGCTCCCATTTACGTTGAATGTCTTTTAGCTGCACAGAGTTCATCTTTTTGTATGCTTCTGTATCAGCATTTAATGTTGCCAGCGTATTAATCTTTTGAGAGATATTATCAGTGCCAGGCAAGCCTAAGTTTCTAGCTCTTGCCGCTAATTGCGTAATAGCCGTTTGTGAAATAGGAGCGCCTAAAGATGCAATTCTTTGCACTTCTGCAATATCACCATTCAACTCTGACTTTAATGAGTTGTATTCTGCACGTCTTGAGCGTATATCAGCTTCAAATTTATTCTCTAATGCTTGGAGCTTGGGTAAGTCAATTCCGCGCGTTAAACGGTCTTGTTTTGATGGCATTCCATTCTTGTCAAATAAATCACCAACAGGGCCACGCTTCATATCTTGAGAAACTGCTTTTAAGAATTTCTCTTTGTTTGGCGCTTTGTCGTATTCAGATTCAAGTCGTGCAATATGGAAGTCCTCAATAACAGACATCTTATATTTTTCACGGTACTCTGGGCTAATAGCCATAATGTCAGAATATTTCTCAATCTGACTAACTGCTAAGTTTAATGCTTGCTCTGCTTTTGGATTGCCAGTTGCTGCAAGACGCACAACATCTTCTTTAGTTTTATCTAAACCAGATAATGCTAGTCCTTGCTTTTCATCTTCCCAGCGTTTCCATTCTTGATTAGTAATCTTGTCTGTACCATTGAGGCCAGCTTTTTTAATCTTATCTTCTACTAATGCAATTTGACCTCGCAACATTTCTGGGTTGCTAGTGCCAAGATTCTTAGATGCTTCTCTAATAATATCAATACCGCTAGTTACAGCACTAATAGTAAGCGCATCATTTTCTTCTTTAAAGTTTTCTTCAAACTGTCTATTTGCAGCTACCCCAATTTGGAAGCCACTTGCAGCAGTTGACGCTTTAAATTTAATAGCTTCTTCTGGGTCTAATCCAGAAATAACTTTTGACATCCCCATCCGAGGAGCCTCTAGCTTTGCATCAAGCTCTGCTTTAGATGTAATCTTTTTATTTTTTACATCATTTAAAATTGACATGTATTGATTTTGAACGTCAATCTCAAGAGAGTTTCTTAATTGTCCAGCTTGCAATTTACTTACAGCTTTTTGGAATATTGCGCCACCACCAGGAACTAAATCTTTAGGATTGAATGAACCTGTTTTTGCAAGCTCAATTTGTTCTGGCGTAGGTGGATTGTTTACTGAATATTCAGCCGCTTGCTCAAGTGCAACCTCGCCTGCTTTTTTAAAAGCAAACTCAGACAGCCTATCAAGTCCAGTTGACATTGATTGCGAACGTTTGAACGATTCCCTAACATTGGCAAAATCCAATTGAGGGACATCTGAAAACATTACGCTAGATTGATATTTTGGTAAATCAGCCATTATGCAACGTAACTTTCTCTAATATAAGATGGTGTGGCATTAAATGATTTTTCAATTACTGGCACCGAACTTGATGATGTTGTATTTCCTGGAGCGCCTTGATTATAAGAATACGCAGCCATTCCAAGTTTTCCAATTGCGTCAAAATAACTTCCAGTTACTGCTTGGTCTCCAGCTTCTTGCAACATTCTAGCTTGCATCTCGCCAAAAGATAATGTTGATTTTTTATTTTCTTCTAGTGTTTCAATGTCTCTACCAGCATTTTTTTCATTAACTTGTTGAATAAGTTTAGCAGACCCAGAAAAACCTTGAACACCACCAGCAAATCCTCTTGCCGCAGCGTTTGCATTAGTCATTAATAACTTTTTGTAAGCATCAGTTGCAGCTCGCTCATATTGCAAAGCGTCACGACTAGCTTTTAATCTAGTTTGACTGGCTTGCAACTCATACATTTCTTTTTGCGCTCTGCCTTGCTGAATTGAACCTGCTGCTGAAACTACGGCCATTGTTGCCGCTACTGCTGCCCATGACATAATTAAGTCCCCTGATGCACTGCTACTTTATACTCCATCCCAAGTAATGTTAGCTTGAGTGGATATGATTGTGTTACTGTAATCTTAGATTCATTGCTATATCCAAGTATACCATGTACTACTTTAGTTCCAGTAAACTCTGGAATGTCTGCGTCTAATACGCCCATTGTGTCAAACGTTCTAAATGGAACTTCAATGCCATTAATCTTCATGTGCTGTGTTTCAAGTACCATTGCATTAACTTCAACAACACGTTTCTTAAAGCCAATCCTAGGGCCAGACTGCAATGAAATCTCTATAGGCATTGTTCTAGCTTCTACAGCAATTGGCAAGCCTACTTCATAACTAGATGTAGATGGTCTAGGCATTGTTACTGTGCCATCTTCTGCAACAGTACGATTTGCTTGTACTAAACCGTCTAGCAATAAGTTTACTTCTTTTAATGCTAGATGAGAAGCAGTGATTGATGAAACCGCACCGCCAGTAATTGCACAGTCAGTCAACAAATCTTGTTCAAATTTCTCGACATAGTATTCAACCGTACCATCAATCGTACGTTTAACAATGCTATAGATGTCGTCAATGTCAATGCCAACTTCTAAGAACTCACCGCCAGTAGTTATAAACTCTGTAGGAGCAATAACGTTCTGTGAACGAATCAATGAGTATGCAGCCATTGTGCCGTCTGTCGCATTTACAATAAACAGCAAGTCATTTTCATCAGTATTAATAGCACGACGTAATGCCATGCGTTTAGGGTTTTTAAGTAGATGCCCTGATAGCAATGAAATCTTACTTGTTACATACGTTAGTTGCGTATCGTTGTATGACACTTCACTAAGCATCTTGCCTTGACGGTGAATAAATAACACGCCAGATTCTAGTTGTTGCACACGAACACCAGGCTTACTACCACTACGACCAGCAGCACTCATAAAGAATGCAGATGGAGTAATAGGCTCAAGACCTTGTTGTGGTACGAAAAACTCACCACCAGTAGTAAAGACTTGCAAGTCCTTAGTAGAGATAATGTCAGTAATCGCGTTATATGTGTTAGTGTCTAGTGTTGCCTCTACAGCGTCATCATCAAAACCTTCTGTAGCTTCAAAGTCAAAGAACAGACCGACTTTAGAACCCCATACAGTAGATGGACGAGACTTACTACCACCAAAAAATAACCGACCTTGATGGAATGTTACTGTGCGTGGGTAGCCTTTAGTGCTTGACCATACTGCTTCGTAGCCAGTCTCTAAGCTCCAGCTTCCACTAGCAATAACGCCTGTACTAAAGAATGGAAACTCTGTAACTACGTTGACTACAGTTCCGCTAATGTATTGAATAATCTTTGCTCTACCTTGTGGAGAAGCATTAATGTATTGACCAACGTGTCCTGAGTTAAATACACTAGCAGAGGCTGTAAGCGTTACTTTTCCAGATACAGCAGACGGAGTTAATGTTGCAGCAGGATTTGTTGTTGTTAATGTAAACGCATATTTAGGTGTACTATCAAATGACAACGCGCTTGCTGTCCATGTAGCATCAGATGCTCCACGAACAATCTTAATTGGCTCAATATCTTCCTGCACTACAATCAATGTATCAGCAGATTGTGTCCAGCACATTTCATTCAATGCAGATGCTGGCAATGTCAACGCAAGGTAATCGTTACCAGATGCGTTAATGTTTGTAACTAATGCGCCATTCTTAAACACATACATGCGATTATGCGTAAAGCAAAGCATGTAGCTGTCATTGGTACTAAATTCAAACGGTACAAGACGTGAGCCGTTGCCAGCAGATTCTGTACTGGTATTAGGTAATGCAAGTAAGAAACGAGTACCAGAACGACGAGTAATGCCACCTTGTGGTTGACATACTACGTTTGTAGCTTTTTCTAAAGCATTGTTGTACGTTGCTTTTAAATCAATACGCGCGCGAAGTAATGGGTCTAATTCACCACTCGTAAAGTTTGTCTGCATTGTGACAAAGCGAGCCATGTATTATCCTCTTACTGCGATTAATGAGAAGTCTTTGATGCTGTTTACTGGTTGTGATTGACCGTCAATATTCATACATGTACGCATATAACCACCACGACCATTCTCACCTGGAGAACCTACGGCAACACTTTGCCAGTATTGTGCTTTCTCTGTTTGGTCTGTAATTGGGATAGAAATATGCCATGCTGTTAGGTATTTCAATAACTGTACGAACCACACAGGTAGTTCTGATTCAGTTACGCTGTACTGATAATCAACATAGATTGATTCTTCATTGGTCAACAATTTTGACCCCATGATTCGGTACGCTTGAATTGGGTATGTGTCTACTGCGTTTGAATTGTATACGGCTCTAGGAGCGCCAATTCTATCAGCAGGCATCTGGTATTCGTATTTGAATTCGTTAGTTGGTGTAGTTACTAGGCGAGCTAGTTGCACCTTCTTAAATGAAAAGCTCCAAGGGTAAATCATAAGAGCTTGGTCTCTAATGTTTGGATATAGGGCATCGCACACAGACGCTTCATCAGTTCCTTCGTTGAATGATGAAATAGGTTTTGCACCTAGCATTAACAAAGCATCAGAACAAATTGATAATGCTGAATCACCTGCTGCCATATAGACCTCTATATATAATAAAAGCTACCCCACCTTTTGAGCAGGGTAGCTAGTTTCTTACTAATTAATCACCATCAGTGTTAGCTAATGTTGTACCGTCGTTCACGTCTACTACGCCAGAAGCGTTAGATAAAACATAAACTAAAGTAGCAACAGCAGTAGAACCTGTTGATGTTACGCAGTAAATCAAATCGCCTACGCTAAGTACGCCAGACAAGCTGTTGAAATAACCACTTGTATTAACGTCTGCAATAGCGTCTGCTGTTTTGTAAGCATAAATAGCTGGTGAGTTACCTGCTTTAGATGCTGCTACGGTTGAAAAACCAGTTGCTGAATAAGCCATTATCTATTCTCCTCTTAAGATTCGCGAGCAACAATAGACACGATACCTTCTGCGTCGATAGTAGTTGCGCCAGCAGAGAACATAGATGCAACCAAGAAAGATGTTTTTTCTGGGATGTAATTGATTTCTGTTTTTGGAGCAATACCTTCGCCATAGCCGATAGCATCTTTGTGGAATGCAAAACATGTACGGTCAAGTGAACCGTCAATAGCCAAGCCGCCTTCTGTACGGTCACCTAATACATGGAATGTAAAGCCCAAGAATGTATTTAGTTCACCGTTTACTAATGCTTTAACAGTGTTAAAGTCAGAAGAAGTTACAGCAGTTTCAGCCAACAATGATTGCAAGCCATTTGAATGGATAACAATATGACGGTCTGTAGGTGGAACGTTGTTTTTGTCCATCAAGCCTTTAGCTTGACGAAGTTTAGCTACGTTCATGTTAGTGTCAGAACCACCAACGTCGTTGCCAACGCTTAATGATGTGCCTGAGTTAGCCAATGCGTTAAGTACCAATTGGTCTTGACGACGACCAATAGCGTTACCTAATACTTGAACAAGCTCTGAACGCTCATCAAAGTTTACTTTTTGTTGTGAGAAGATGTCGCTGTATTCAGCAGCAATCCAATCTTCCAATGTTAATGTTACGTTTGAGAAACCAACGTTTAACGGTGTAACATCTGTTTGACCAATACGAGGTGTAGCAACGCCACGACCTACTTTTGGAAATTTAACTGTAGAACCTTCTACCCCACGACGCTGACGTACAGCACCTACCAACATTGCTTTACCTTGGTATGCTTGTTTAACTTCCGCGTCAAATAGGGTTACAAATGCGTTTGACAATGCAATACTCATTTTGTGTCTCCTAATAACGAATTAATAAAAAAGTTTTGTGCTGTGGTATGCCGTGGGAACGGGCCATTGCTTGCTAATTACGTTAGCCATTCGGCAAGATTACTTGCGTTACGGGTCACAATGTGATATGCCGTACACGCTTTATACCATAGTCAATAAGTAAATGCAATAGTCTTTGCCTGTTTAATTAAAAAAACTTATTATTGCAGGCAAAAAAAGACCCCAATTAAGGGGTCTAAGTTCCGCTCAGGAGATTTAGTCACCGTATACTTGTTGGAACAAGCGTTCTACTTTTTGACGGTATGCTGGGTCTGTTTTATATTTAGGGTCTGCTACCATTTGATTTAGCTCTGCTTTTGACGGAGCGCCATCTACAGGTGCTGATTGTGTTGGGATGCGACCTTCATAAGTCTCACGCAACTTCATCAACGCCTTGATACCATTGGCTGTGCCACCCATAACTTTAAATTCCTCAAAGTCATCAGCACCCCAAACACCTTTTTGCACTAGGCCACTGGCCCACTGCGTCATGCCTTTAATGATTGTATCTGCATTAGGGCCAAGCGCTTTTTTCTCAGCAGCAGCATCAAACTTAACTTGCTGTTGTTGTTGACCACCCATCTCAATGATAGGGCCAACTAGAGCATCTAACGCGGCTTGACTAACGCCATATTCTTTTGCCCATGTAGAAACGTGTCCACGAACTGGGTCATCTTCTGGGGTTTCACCAAATGCTTTCCAGTCATAGTTGCCATCTTCTGGAGCTTTGTGCTTACCTTGGCTAATCTGCTTACGCAAATCTGTCCATGATTTAGCTAATGCTTCTAAGTCTGGCTCTGATTCGTCTTTCTTCCAAAAATTCTCAGGCCACCAATCAGGGCGTTCGAGAGGGCCGTCATCTTCTGGTTGTTGTAAATGGCTAATCTCAGCCGCTTGTGTATCTACTGCTTCATTATTCTCGATTGAAACATTATCCAATAGGCCTTCGGCAGGTTGTTCTCCGCCTTGGGGTTGGTTGTTATCTTCGGTCATTTGTTTTCCTTAGCTAATTTAATACGATTTTCTAAATCCCGTACAACGCTACATTGACCCTCACGATAGAATGCAAAGCTAGGGTCAGCTCCTGGTACGGCAACAGGATGCTCTAAAATGGTTTGACGTAGCCAAGCCATGAGTTTCTTACCTTCTTCGTTGGATGCTAACACACGGAAGCATAACTTGTTTAAATCTTCACGTCGTTGCATCTCATCACGAATATCAATCTGCTGTGATTCTAAACCTTCCCAGCCATCAGCCATTACATACCGCCTTTCATAGCTTCGCCTGCAACTTGTGCAGCTAACTCAGGATTTTGTTGCGCCATTATTTGCGCTTGCTCTGCCATCTGCTGTTTCATCATCTCACGTTCTTCTGGAGAGTTACGAACAGCTTGTGGAATAGCCATCTTATCACCAATCAAATCTAATAGTGCGTCCATTTTTAACATCATCTGACCTTCTGGGCCAGCTTGTTGTGCAATCTGTGCAAACTGCATAATGTTTTGTACGTCATCCATGTTCTGTGACATAGCTAATGGAGATACTGGCGTTACCTTAATCTCAAGACCATTGACCTTTAATGGCAAATCAATAATGCCACGGTCATCCATAATCTGTAAAATCTTCTCTACTAATGGAACCATTGTCTCGTTAATCAAACGACCAAAGGCAGAGCCTAAGTTTTGTGATAACTGTTTCATACGCTCAATAACTTCTGTTGCAGAACGTGCAGACATGTTATCTGGCGGCAATGATTCATCAAGCAAGATAGACTTAATGTTCATACGCAAGTCATTCATCACAATTTGTGATACGTTGAAGTCACCAGAACGCGCTAAAGCCTTTAATGATTCGCCTTGAGGCCCACCATTACGAGCAACAGGAATAATCACGCCTGGAGCGATTGTGACAGTATTAGGGTTAAGTACACCATCATCTGCGGCTGTATACACACCAGCAATAGCTAATGATGCGTTTTTTAGTACCAATTCTAGTACCTTATTTAGTGTCTTAATATCTGGCAATGCTGTGATTAATGGGCCGCGACCATAGATTTCACCAGCCACTTTCATGTAGCGTGATACAACCCAAGGGCTAAACTTCATACGACGATAGACAATCTCTTGTTTGCTTTCCTTGTGGATAACATGGTAGCAATAGTCACCGCGTTTAGCATCAAACACAGTCGCTTCAATTAGTTCTACATCTTCTGTAGGCTTCTGCTCAATCTTATTCTTCAATGCGCCATCAATCTTAGCGTCTTTCCATTGTTGGCTGATTGCTTCGCCTTTCAAACGCATACGACGATACACGTTATCTACACGACCATTAGCGCCTTCTTCAAATGCTACTAGGAATTGTGGCACAGGAATAAAGTTAATAGGACTTGCATCATCACCTGGTTGCACCATCATCACTGCTGTGCCTACGCATAAGTCTAGCAATGCTTCACCAACAGCAATGTCAAAGTTAGATTGCTTAATAGTAGCAAACATCTTCTCTGTATATACATCTAACGCTGCTTGTGCTTCTGCTTTACGCTCACCTGGAATATCCGTGCCAGCTTCAAGGCGACACCATTTAGTTTGTGGTGGGAAAATGCCAGACTGCATACGGTTAGCAAATCGTTGTGTAGAGTTAATTGCCGTAGCATCAAACACACGATTCATCTTCTTAGCACCGCCTACCTTGCCATCGTAGAACCCGTCATACAGATTACGTTGTGGCAATGCAAACTCATAAGCCTCGTCGTATAGAGAACGAAACTCCTCTTTCTTTGTCAGAGCCAGTTCATGGCGCTTTAAAATATCTTCTGGTTTTAATCTCATTTCAGCCATATTGCTTCCTAACTCTTTTTATGTGTGTTTGCAAATTTACGAGCAGCTTCTTTACTTCCAAAACCCCAAGCCTTTAATGCTAACTTTAATCTAGTAGGCTTACCATTCTCATCTACAAGTGGGCCTTTCATGCCAGCAAATCGTGCGGCAAATGACACGCGCCTAGGATTTGTTCCTGACTTTACTGGTGCTTTAAGGTTAGCGCCTTCTGTACGTTTAAAGTGTTTACGCCCAGCTTCTGTTAAGCCACCTTCTGGATTTTTATGTTTTTTCTTCATTATTCGTACCACTCTATTCTTAAATTACATGGATGAGCTTGTGAATTTACATTAGTCAATCTAAACAAATATGTTGTTAAAGGCTTCAATACATATTCAAAACTATATCCAGACTGACCGCCACCTTTATTTCCAGCAGGAACAAACTCTGTATATATTTCAGTTCCAACATTAGATACTGTAGGGTCTAATACAGCTGCCGCAGAACTGGTTGTTAGTAGATTTCTATTTCTACGATGAATAGTTAAAGCAGTTCCACCACTTGTTGTTGGGGCTTCATATAAGAAAAACTCTGCTTCTCCTGGGCTTTCATAAGAAAACACAAGATGAGGCGTAATGCCAGCAGGAAAAGCTAGTGCAATGTTAATGCTACTAGATGCAGGAAGCCCAGAAGCATATGGATACATTTTATATACATAATAAGCTCTACCTTCATGCAGACGTAAATGGTTAACGTCAATAATAGGAAGCGACCTATCAGAACCAACTACTTGTTGCAGTCCATCTTTGTCTGTATAGGTAGGCGATACAAACCTAGACTTGGTAGTAATCGACTCGCGTTCTACTTGAATAGCCATTATTTACCTTTAGCTTTTTTCTTCATAGCAGTTTTAGCTGCTTTTTTAAACGCTGCATCTGTAGGAGCGCCTTCTGAGCCAGGCTCACGCATCTTCTCTTTAGAGCCAGCTTCAATACGTTCACGCTTTGCATGAATGTTTGCATATAATCCAGGCTTCATTTCTGTTTTACTCCTGCTTCTGACATGGCAATGGCAATTGCTTGTTTCTCACTCTTAACTACAGGGCCACCTTTGCCAGAATGCAATGTGCCTTTTTTATATTCACGCATCACTTTTGCAACTTTTTTCTTCATCTTATCCATATTAAATCCTTGTTCTGCGACCCAACATTGAATCGTTACCTAATGAATCATCCCCACCAAGTTGTGGCCCAGTAGAGATTGTAGATGCCCCAGGAGTTTGTGCGCCTGCTAATAAGCCACCAGTAACGCGAGCAAGTCTTGCAGCAGATGCTTTTTTCTCACCTAGCTCACGACCACCAACATCTTTAATCTGTTGAGTACGTTTCTTTTGTTCTTCAAGAATAGCTTTAGTGCCACGTTGCGCCCAACCACGTTTAGCTTTTGCGCTGTATAAACCAAGTACGCGATTAGTGTAGTCAGTATCAGCTTGAGTATAAAAACTTTCTGGCTTAAATACACCTTCCCCAGCGCCTTGTTGACGAATAAACTCTAAACGACTAAGACCACCAGCAGCGCCAGGGTCACTATATTCTGATAATAGACCTTTAGATATAGCTTCATTAAGGTCATAGCTTTTTTCTGGTGCTTTTTTCTCAGCCATGATTAAGCTCCTAACGTTTCGTCAATGCCTTCTTCTGGAGTTAAGCGTTCTTCTGCTAACAATAAACGACTACCACCTTTAGTACGAGCCATACGTTTAGCTGCCATCTGTTCTGCTAGATTACGTTTTTCTTCTTCTGCTTGCTGACGTAACTTTTCAGTCTCAGCTTGTTGTTGTGCCATTTGCGCTCTAATAGCAGAAGTATCTGCCTTTTGACCACCTACTAATCCACCCATGCTTATCTCCTAACCATTAAGTCATAATCAAATTTATCCATGCTATACTGACGCATTGTGCATTCAGATATAAACCCGATAGCTCTAGCCCACTTTATAGCGCGATTATCTGATGTTTTAACAGTTATTTGCAATCTATGCAAGCCCATCGCTATCTCACACATATCTGCAAATGCAATTCCTATCTTAGTCATGGCAATTGGGTGCGTTCTTGCTGTGTTTCCAATAACAGACCACATCTCTGCCACTCCGTCCCACAGTAATGAACAGCCAAACACGGCAACAGGTTTGTCATATAAGAAGCATGTAAAGGCAAAGCCAAACTCTGCTTGAGCCTCTAGCATCTTCTGTACGCCTACCATCTTTTGTGCAGATAGCCCAGTAAATTCACCACCATCTACATCAAAGGCATGGTTAATTACAAATGGAGCAAAGAAAACTCCCTTAACTTTAGGGAGATTCTCATTAACTTGGCTAATACTTAAATACGTCAAAGTCAGTCATCACAGTTCTAGCAAAAATAGGGCCACTAGAAGCCAATGGATTACGCGTCATACGCTTATGTTCGCCACCACCTAGCATTAAATAGCCAAATGCGTCACCAACGTGTGAGTGTTCATTCTTATTTGGTGCATCACGGAAGCGTTCTTGCCCTGCCCCTACTGATACACGCTTGAAATGGTACCCACCAGCCAGTGATTTGCGTAGCATTTTGCAACTTCTGTCTACAATCAGTCCAGGTTTACCATCAATAAGACGTTGCATAGGAGCAGCAGCCCCTTCACGACGGACTTTAAAGTCATTAGAGTGTGTAGGCTGTGCGCGTAACCCTAGTGTGCGTAGGTAATCGAAGGCTGTTACTTCATAGATTGCATCCCTTTGCATACCAGCAGGGTCGCCCCACATCATTACTTGTGCTTTAGGATAACGAGCATTGAGTTCTGCAAGCAATTGCTGACCAAAACGTTCCAAGCCCATGTCCTCTGTGACGATTTCATGTAACACTACCCATCGACCATTAGATAAACGCTGGCCTACTACTGCTGCTGGCGTTAAACCAAAGTCCAAACCAATCTGTATTGGCTGTGATTCGTCGTACTCCACATCACCACACATCAGATTATCGTCATACTCAGGCCATACAGGACGGCCTTCTTGCACATAGGTGTACTTACCCTCTGCATAACAACGAATCCAGTCTAGGTTCTTACCACCAAGCATCTGTGGATAATAGCCAGCAGGCAAGTTGTTTAAGTTCTCAGCTTTTGGGTTAATCTTCCACCAACGACCTGACGCAAATATGTGGTCATTAGCCTCTGGATTATCAGGCAAGTTAGCTGGGTCTACCTCAATCACACCACCTGGCTGATTAAAAAACTTCCACGCATACGCCCCTGTTACTTTTTCTTTCTCAGCAACACGATGCCACCAATGGTCATCATCCATAGGGTTAGTATCCATGAACACACCATGCCAAGTAGCACCACCATCACGCTTAGTGGGATAGCGACCAACACGGTGAGTAAGTCCATCAATAACTGCTTTAGGAAGTTCACGCGCTTCATTGACCCATGCTCCTGTTAATTCAAGTGATAGTAACTTACGAACGTCTTTAGGTTGGTCAAGCGCTAAGAATATGACTTCACAGTCCACACCAGCAGCATCTCCCTTTGCAGGAAGGCGTATATGGTGAGTAATAGGCGGTGTCCATAGCATAGGCCCAAACGTAGATTCTGGAAATAGGTCAAGCCATGTCTTGATTGTTGTAGTCTTTAACATTGGATAGCTGTTACGCACCACTGCAAAACGTGAATAACGTATGTTGTCAATAGGCGATGGCTTCTGTTGGAGCGCCTTAATAAATATCTTGGCACAGCAAGCATAGGACTTACCACTACCTACAGGCCCCATAAGCCCTTGCACAAACGAATCGTCTTGCAGGAACTTATATACTTCTGGGGACTTAGAGAAATTCAGGTTTAGTCCATCAAAGGACACCTGTTTTCCAGATTGCTCTTTAGTTTTCGCCATCTATAACCTCTGCATCTATAGGGTCAGGGGCAACAATATTGACCCCAATAACAGAAGGCTTGTCTGATTCTTGTTGTTGGTCAAGCAATCCAGACGCTTTAGCCAATAACCGTAGCACTCCAATCTTGTCGAACAGCTCGATGTCCAATGTCGTCGTAGCGTTGCCCTCTTTATCATACCTAGTGTTCGACTTGATGCTCTTAATCGCTTGTAACGCATGTTCGGGTATCTCATGCGATGCTTTGACTTTAATGTTACCATGCTCATCCCAACTCATAATGTCAGTAAGATTAGTGTTAGCCATTGTCAGCAACGCATAAGCGACGGCCTCACGATTAGCCTCTAATGTTGCAGAACGTTCTAGTGTTTTCTGGATTGTACGCACACCACCATAGTTCTTTAGGGATGGAATACGTTTAATCTTTCTTGTATCTTCTTTATCAGCCATTGATTACCTCTATATTTACTACACATGCACCATTAGGGCAAGCATCACCACGAATAATACGCAAATCATCTACCTGGCTATCATCATCATACACCCCAGCGTTCATGAGAGCATCGAGGATAGCTTTGAGCAGATTGTCAATATCAAATATGCGACGACTACGGGGACGAATAACAATGTCCATACGAAGGCGAGCGCTGCCAAGTTTAGGAATTTGATTGTCAATAACATATTCCTGAACAGCATGTTTAAATTCCACACCAGATTTCGATAGAAAACGTCGTTTGCCATTGGCTCTCCAGTATGTATTGACTGACGGTGGATATGGTAAGGTCAGTATCATGCTTTTAATGCGTTTAAACGTGAATTAATGTCAGCATTATTGTACTCTTTCAAGTAAGACTTCAATGCGTTATTAATAATATGCGCCCTAGGCATCTCTTTATCCTTAGATGCAATATCCAACAAAGCTCTAGTCTTTGGTGTTAGGCGCACAAGGAAGTTACTATAATCACTAGCAGCCATAATCTGAATCCCCTAAATCATCATTGTCAAACAATTTGTCTGTAACATACTCTATAAACAGCCATAAGCCTAAACCTATCAATCCAATAAGCAACATACCACCTAATACTTTCATAATGTCAATCTTTCTATATCTAACATATATCCCAGTATATCATAATAAAATACTTGCACAATATATATTTTAGGAGTAGAGTATTTCTTACGGGGCCATTACCCAGCCCTTGCAAATGTAGCTTCGACAGATGCAGATAAACGTATCGAACCGCAGGGTACTCCTTAAACGTCTACCATCAAGACATGGTGACTATAAATATCGGGGCCGTGAGCTGTGGGTTCTCATTAGAGAATAGATTAGATAAACGAGAGAAGCGCAGTATGGTTGGCGAACGCAATAACTAAAGTCTGTCTTTATAAACACCTGTAATCATAAGACGTGGCAGGTAAGACGAAAGCAAGTAGCCAACAGTATTGTTAATAACTGAATACTTATTTATTCGGGTTAGGTTTAATACGTCCTCACTTACTACCATGATTTCTTATCTAGACATATACCTCAGACCAATTAACTTGTGGTCACTGCACAAACCTGAAAAAACTAGCGAAAAATTGAGAGGAATACCCCTAGCACAGCCCGTAGGGTGGGGGGGGGAACATACCCGACGTTAGCCACAGCTTACCCACAGATGAACTCACAGGATATGCACAACGTTATCCACATGGTTATCCACAGTGTTATGAACAGGTTGCTAACAGGATATGCACAGCTACTTGAAAGCTGCTAACAGTTCAGTGCGAGAGATGCCGCGAGAGACTAACTGCTCAAGGCGTAGAAGGTCAGAGTCACTTTTCAGAGAGTGACTAACAACTAGTAGCGCCTCATCAAATGTTATGCGTGAATCACTTACAGTCTGATTGATAGTGCGTGCCTTGCGTGATTTGGTATTAGTCATTGTTATGCTTTCATGTGTTGGAATATCTAAAGGTACATTGCTTATTGCTAATTGGTCGACGTGATTAATCTTTTCATCATATATGACACGCTTTAAAGCCCCTCTTAAACCTGTATATCCTTTTCTGACAATCTCAAAGTATCCGAGCTTTTGTAACTTCATCATGCCGCGTGATATGTTTGGTTGAGATAAGCCCCTCAATTCAGCCATTGTCGAATAGGCAACGAATGTAAAACCATTATTAGAGCAATATGAACACAATGTAATTAGATTGATTAAATCACCCCTTGTTAGCCTCTTATCGTGAATGGCTCTTAATGGCACAACAGAATAGTAACGCCCGTCTGGCTTCTTTTCTTTCAAGCTAATACTAGGTTTATCAGGCAGTTTAAACATATCAATCAATTTTACTTATCAATCTTAAGTTTATCATTTAAAGATATGATTACGATATATCTTGACAGCAAAATGTAATGCTTTAAGATGCGATTCATGCGCTATTGCATAACACTATTAAAAGGAACTATTATGTGGCAAATCAAAGCATTTAAAACACAAGCCGAACTTACACGCTGGTGTCAACGCAATTATGGCAAATACCAATTTGTTGACGTATTCTTAAACAATGCTTATGGGGTTGAGTACCGCCCTTTGAGAAAGGTTTATTAATATGTTAGACACATATCAATCAATCAGCACTCTTGGCAATGCTTTAATACTTGCCGCATTAGCACTATTTATTTACATGATTTTTAAACGATAAGGATACGATACCATGCACGCTAAAATCTATTTATATGACTTTCAAGACGCTTTCAACAAGGTACGCCCTAGTAACTTTAGCCGTGAAGGGCAAGAGGTTCTTTTTAATTATTTAGAAGAGCTTGAGCAAGATATTGGTGAGAGCCTAGAATTTGATGTTATTGCCTTGTGTTGTGATTATGCCGAAATGACACTAAATGAAGTTATTTATTCTTATGGCTTAGAATCAGATACAACCTTTGATGAATGCCACCAATGGATAGCTGAACAGACTGCACTGTGCGGCATAGCCGACCCAAGTTTTACCGAACAAAAGACTTTTGTATTCCAACAGTTTTAAAGCTATTTTCAAGCCTTTGTTATGCGAGGGCTTGAGGGCTAGCTTTAGCCAATACGATAACCAACACGATAAAGGATACTATTATGAATGTTCACAATCAGCTTAAAGTATTAAATGACTTAGGCGTTACTTATCACAATTTTGGCACTATTAAACTAGGGCGCAAAAAGTTACATGATTATTACGAATCAGACAACGTGACAATTGAGCAAGAAAAAGAGCTTATTAGCCAAGGCGTAATTTTAAAAGGTTGTCGTAAACAATACGCGCCAGAATTAAAAAGCGTTTTAATCTGCTTTCCTATAGGGCTTTAATTATGAATACATTATTAGCCAAACCTGATGTTAAAACAATAACAGCCCATAGGAATCCCACGCTTTACGAATTAAAAGTTGGCTATGGTGCTATACATTATAAGGATTTTGACGTTGATGTATGGAAAAAGCCAAACGGCACACTTAAACGCTGGATTGTCTGCCAGTTTGACGGCTTGCGTTATTACAGATAAGGGGTTAGTTATGAATTACATTAGCAAAGATTATTTTATTCAATACAACATTGGCAAAGTTAAATATTGCCTATCCTATTTTATTGGCAATAGATACGAAGATGGCTCGAAAAGATATGAGATTAAAACATTTAAGAGCAAAAAGGCACTAAACAGCTTTATTAAAACTGGTGAATAGCAGACTAGCCCCTTAATTGGGGCTTTTTTGTGCCTATTCGTTGCGCTAGGCGGTCTATTTCGCATTATCTTATTTTGTTAATGGCATAACATAGGCTAATTAATGAACTCGTTAAATAGGCATGTTAGAATTGCTCAATATTTAGGCAGTTTAATTTATTGCTCAAACCTTAACCAATGGTTTGCATTTTCTGCATTTTTTAAACTTTTCAGCTCATTTTTTTGTGAAATCTGCAAATCAGAATATAAGCGAAGGGGCGCGGAAATTATTTTTAACGCGTGACGTTAAACGTTTGCCGTTATTTTTTTATATTTGACTAGCCTTTTTCAATTCTTCCGCTTTCAACTTAGCCCCCTCAACATTTTCAAACTTTCCTATCCACGTTGAAGGCAGCTCCCACAATATATACATAGGCGAGGGGCCGTCGAAAACTTTTGAGATTGAATAGCCCTTGAGTTTTATCACACGGTCTGGGTCGTTCTTAGCATACGGCACACTGACTATTGCATACTTACCCCAAGGCCACCATTTAATCAATCTTACCACCCCATTGTGCAGCCATTGCATCAGCGATACCTTGGAATGTTCTACTTCTTGCTTTCCATCTAGGCTCACCATTATTGCCTCTTGATGCCTCACACCAATGAATTGCTTTGCCTTTACTTTTCTCGCCTTGACAAATGTACAATGGCTCAGGCTTTGGAATGATTGTGTCTTTGTATTCTAAATTAGGTAAATTCTTTGTCCAAAAACAAGTTCTCTTTTGATATGGGTCTCCAAAATAATATGGATGTACAATCTGGTCGGGCTTTCTCCATACAGTATTCATCCAACCTACAGGATTTTCTACGCATATCTTATCAATAGGTAAATCATATAACTTCATAAAGAAGTCTCTAGCTTCTTCTCTTAACTCAGCTCTGCCTGGTTTATTCCAATGCCTAGTCCCTGCATAAGTTAAATAAGTGCATGGTGGATGCGCTATCAGCAAATCAAAAGTCTTATCTTTAATGAACTCAAAGACATCACCTTGATAGTGATATGGTGAATTGTCGTCACTTGGCTCTAAGTCACATGACCAAGCATCATGCCCTAACTTTCTAAATGCTTCTCTTACTCTACCACTATATTCACAAGCAATTAATACTTTCATTTTATACCTTTCAGACAGGGCAAGACACGATATGGTGAACTACCCATATTCATGCCATTACCAAAGTAACTGCATCTAACCAGAGGTTGCTTATTCATTCTATCAGGCGCTCGTCCGTGAGCCACACGCTAATACTTCACCAATTTACCTGTTTTCCCTAGTACCTAAGCAAGTCTAGGCGGCATCGTGTCTTTTAATCTAATGCCATCACTTTAATTGTTAGCCACCGTGACATGGTGCATTGCTTTGTTGATTGGCGAACAGTACCTTGAAATGACAAAGCCCCTAGAGGTCTTGGCTTCCCTGTCCGACCACAGGTGCTAATTGAATAGCTCGAAACCAAAACCTTTAGAGGCTTTAAGTTATGATGTAGTCGGACATCAACGAAACCATTATAAAATAAATGCAAGTTGTGGTTTAATTATGTTGCTAACAAAAGGAAGCAATTAGTTTTGCTTATTGAACTTGACAGATTGATTAAAATAAATCATTATACGGATAGCTGATAGATATATATATTAGCAATTGTATCACGTTGATACGACAACTAGGAGACAATAATGGCTTTACAAGATGGAACATTAGAAACCTTTGAAGTATTCGGTATTGAGCTAGATGTGATATACGAATGCGATATTGAGGTAGACCCTTATGGTACAGGCGACAGCCCTACTACATACTCAGTTACAATTCATTCAGTAGAAACAACAGACAGCACAATCAATATTGAGGAGTTGCTATCTAAGCGTGTCATGGATGCTATTGAAGATGAGATTATTGCATTGGAAGGCTCAATGCTATGAGTGAGCAACAATATCAAGCAGAAGTAATGGACGAACTTAAACAACACCAGGAGACAATTATGACTACATACGCAAAACTACGCACGATTAATGTAAATGAATACACAGAAAAGAAAGGTCAGCTTACCTATTTATCATGGACATGGGCTGTAGACCAATTGCTAATGCAAGACCAGACAGCTACATGGGAATTCCCAGAGCCTAAATACTTTGGTGAATCAGTGATGGTATTCTGTAACGTGACAGCACTAGGCAAGACAATGAAGATGCAATTGCCAGTCATGGATAACCGCAACAATGCTATTGCTAATCCTGATACTCGTAAGATTAGTGATGCTACAATGCGTTGCCTAGCTAAGTGTATTGCTTGCTTTGGTATTGGCTTATACATCTATGCTGGTGAGGACTTGCCATCACTTGACGTGGAGCCAATTCTGTTAGCACTAGGAAAAGTTAAAGATAAAGAAGCTCTTAAAGTAGCATACAAAAAAGCAATGTCAGATTGCAATGGCGACAAAGACGCAGAAGCGCAAGTCATTCAACGCGCTAAAGAAATCTCAACTCTATTTGACGAGGTGGCATAATGTTTGAACTAATTGCAGACTTTAGAAAGTTATCTCCACCACCAAAGCAATTGCTTGATGAACATGCTACAAAAGTAGCAAAGTTAATTGAGCAGATGGGCGATAAATATAGACTATCAACATCAATGCCGAGGAAACAATAATGGAAACGATTGAACAGGGAAGTGAAGCGTGGCTACAGCTACGACTAGGTAAGATTACAGCATCACGCATTACAGATGTGATTGCACAAGTTAAGTCTGGTGAAGCAGCAGGCCGTGAAAACTACCGCATTGAGTTAGTATGCGAACGTTTGACAGGCAAGCCAACAGAAGGCTTTACCAATGCACACATGGAACGTGGCACAGAACTAGAGCCATTTGCTAGAGCATGGTATGAGGTAGAGAAGGGTGAGTTTGTTAAGCAAGTGCCATTCGTTGACCATCCTACTATCAAGAATGCAGGGGCTAGTCCTGATGGCATCATTGGTGAGGGCTTGATTGAGATTAAATGTCCGATGGCTAAGACACATATCAAGTATTTGCTAGAGGATAGAGTGCCTGCAAAGTATATGCCGCAGATGGCATGGCAGATGGCTTGCACACACAGCAAGTGGGTAGACTTTGTATCGTATTGCCCAGAGCTTCCACAAGATATGCAAATGTTTATCAAGCGTTATGAGCGTGATGATGCCTACATTGCAGAGCTAGAAGCAAAGGTCATTGAGTTTGACATCGAGGTCGAGCAAGTCATTGCTAGATTGCGTGGCACAAAATGATTGCGCTGATACTTGCATTCACATTGATGAACGGCACAGATATTTATGAGCCAGTCAAGATGCCAGATGGTAGAGTTCTTAAATGTGTGACTACACCAACAGGAACTTTTTGTTACTAAGGAATAATGATGACACCATTGTATAATGTAGTTGCTAAATGCGGCACATACAAAGACAAGCAAGGAAACAAAGTTCAGAAATGGGCAAAGGTAGGAGTGTCAGTTGACACTAGAGAAGGTGGCATTGCATTAAAGATTGATACATTGCCAGTTGATTGGGATGGTTGGCTACAACTTGCTGTCCCGAACGACAAAGATTATAACTATTAGGAGCAGTAAATGAATATCTTAACAGCAACAGGAAACTTAGGCCGTGATTGTGAAGTGCGCTTCATGGCAGATGCAACACCAGTAGGCAGCTTTAGCTTTGCATTGTCTAGCGGCTATGGTAAAAATGCCAAGACAACATGGATTGATTGCAGTCTGTTTGGTAAACGTGCAGAAACTCTTGCGCCAATGCTTTTAAAAGGCACACAAATAGCGATTAGCGGTGAGTTCTCTGTCAGGGAATACAATGACAAGGATGGCAACTTAAAAAGCGTTCCTAGCCTTCGTGTGAATGAAGTCACATTGCTTGGTAAAAAGAGTGACGCAGCAGCACAGCCATTAGAAGTAGCGCAAGTGAAAGACTTACCTAAGTCTAACGTGCCAGACTTTGATGACTTTGAGGACCAAATTCCATTTTAGCGAATTGGCGAAAGCATACGGGGGTGTGTTAGTAGCCAACTATTTATGGGGAGTAACACATATTTGTCTGGTGGCCCAGGCCTCAGTGTCTTGTGATTATTTCATTGAACCGTGTTATTCCCCACCATTATTAGGAGATTATTATGTTAAACAATCGCGGCTTGCGTACAGTAGAAGCCATTAGAAGAAGAATGAAGATACTAGACTTGTTGGTAAAGAAGCCAATGTCAACTAAAGAACTTCATCTACATATCAATGAGAACTTTGGCAAGGTAACAGAAGATATAATCCGTTTGAAAACGTTAGGCTACATAGAAACGTTACCAAATAAAATCTTTTGTGAACTAGGCAAGCGTACCTCATACTTCTATACAAGAACGAATAAAGCATACGATGGCTACGAATACTTTGAAAAAATTTCTAAGGAAATTGATGTAGATAAAGCCTTGAACGAGCATAAAGCTAGAGCAAGGATTCAAAAGGAAGATATTAGAGAAGGCAAGGAAGTTTACATCAAGGTTCCAGGCAATCCTCATGCAACCATTGTGATGAATAGCAATAGGCCAGCAGGATTCTACTCGTACCAAAAGAGAAGGCCAACAGTCAATCGTGGCATTGGCAGTTCGTTCTCTATGTTTGATACAGCGATGGGAGAGTTATGATTGATTGTTTAATACTAGGGGATAGCATAGCAGTAGGCACAGCTATGTATAAGAAAGAGTGTGTCTCCATATCTAAAGGTGGCATTAACTCACAGCAATACAATAAGAAGGTTGCAGGTATGGAGTTGTATAGCGGCTCTGTATTGATTAGCCTAGGTAGCAATGACCACAAGTGGGTAAAGACCAAACAAGAATTGCAAAAGTTGCGAAAAAATATTAAGGCAACGAATGTGTATTGGGTTCTGCCAGAAGGCAATCTGCCAGCAGGCGGTGTCAACATTGAGGACATACGCAGGATAGTATTGGAAGTATCAGAGGAGCATGGCGATATTGTGTTGCCTATCATGTCGCTATCTAAAGATGGCATACATCCTACTGGTGTAGGATATAAAGACTTGGCAGCGCAAATCAAATGATAGAGACTGTATACTGGTACGTTACATGTTACAAAGAAGCCTTCATCATTGGGCTTCTTGTAGGAATCTTATCTGCAAGGAAAATTAAATGGACAACGTAAATCATCCAGCACACTACACAAGTGGTGGAATTGAAACGATTGATTACATGGAAGCTAAGTCTACACATGAGGAGTTCTGTGGACATCTAAGGCTGACAGCTATCAAGTATCTATCACGCGCTGGCTTGAAGGATGATGAGATAGAGGACTATGAGAAGGCAGTGTGGTATGTTAATAAACTAATTGCAACAAGGAGAAAACATGGCAACAACTAATGATGTGACTGGAGACGCACTGGTATCAAGACTAAACAGTGATGAGTTTGAAAAAAACTTCGATAAAATTTTCGGAGAGAAACCTAAGAAGCCACGCTGGGTACCGCCACCACTACCACTTAATGAATATCCAGAAACAAGCTGGGATGATGGCGAGCAACGTATAGAAAATATAGGTCGCAATTCTAATGAAGGTTTGCATTACTAAAATGTCAAATATACTTTACATAAAAAACCCCTATGCTTGTCTCAGTGTTAGCAGTCCAGAGGCATAGGGGCGAATCCCAATAGGGATTACTTATTCATTACATACATTGTAACTTCAAAGCCGAAACGCATTTCAGTTGCTGATGGTTTAGTCCACATGATGTAGTCCTTAATATATGATAAGCAAGATTGCTTGTATGTAATAATCTTCCCAATGTTAAAGACAAGCAATAGAGAAAATCATTAATTAACTATCAAGCATATCTGTTTCAGCATACATGCTCAAGTCATAACCCTCAATGCGTATCATGCCATTGCTAGTTTGGATGTAGATAACTTCATCCTCTGCATCTACTTCTATCTCCTCAATCTCTGAGCCAAGAAGTAAACTGCATACATCGTATAGGTCTCTCTCAGCCATTAGTAGTTGTACCTTTCCTTGAGGAACTTGATGGACACAGCCATCTCGTCAAATGAACCATCGTGTACGTCATGTAATACATAGAAGCCACGGTAGTGTTGGTTGCCTTGTGGGCCAAGATAATCCTCGTCGTGTTCATAGCATGAGCCACAGATAATAGCTGTCATTTCTTTGCCATCCGCCCTCTTGCCATACGCAATCTGGCGACCTTGCTGATGCCCAGCGAAGCAAGACATGTGTTTCTTTGTGAGAATAGCATTGGCAGTTGTGATAGGACGACCCATAGGGCCAGAGGTAAAGTAATGACTATAAGCAA